ATGGCGGTTGGTTAGGTAGGGTTTGGCGCGCATTCTACGCGGCGTACGGATTCTCGCGGCTGCGCTGGCCCGCGTCAATGTAGTCGTCCTCGTCCACCCACTCCTTGGGGAAGTCGATGCTGATCCAGCCCGCGTCGCGCAGGAAGCGCAGGGCTTGGCTGATGCAGTCCACGTACTCGTCGTGCGCCGTGTTGGGAAAGCTGCATATCTGGCTGACCATGCCCTCGGCCCAGTCCCGCACGTAGCCCTTGCGCACGCTGGACTCCGGCACCCAGACGCGCCCGGCCTTGATGATGTTGGCCACGATGGATAACCGCTGGCTCTTGTCGGCCTTGCCCGGGTTGTAGCCGCGCACCGGCAGCCCGGCCCGCTGCAGGTCCTGTATTAGGCTGATGCCCGCCGCCTTGTCCTCGACCAGCAGCAGGTCCACGCGCTTCTTCTCCTTGCCCTCGCCGTACACGGTCTCGTACTCGTCGATGATCTTGGGCCGCAGGTCGGGGTAGGTCAGCTTCTCCTGCCAGCAGTCGATCACCATCACGCACATGCCGCCGTCCAGCGGCTTGAACACGCCCAGCGTGATGTTGCCAGTCGGGTCGCTGGCCTCCTTGTCCTTGTAGCCGCAGTCGTAGGACTGGATGACGTACTCGAAGCGGGGAAAGGGCTTGCCGTCCGGCCAGAGCCGGAACCAGTCGCGGTGGACGATGCCGCCCTCCTCGGGGTCGATGATCTCGGCGTGGATCTCCTGCCGTCCGAGGTTCGTGCCCTCGTACTGCAGGATCTGCTTCTGGAACGATGGGGCTAAATTCTTGATGTTGGCGTAGGTCGACGCGCGCGTGATCACCACGTCGTCGCCCTCGCGGCTGATCAGGTCCAGCACCACGTCCTTGGGCTTGGGCGTGGTCGAGCAGATCAGCTTGGTGCGCTGGCCCAACCGGATGCCGAACATGATCATGTCCCACGATTCCTGCAGGTAGTCCCACGCGGCCAGCTCGTCCAGCCACCCGCCGTGGAACTGCGGGCCACGGAAGCGCTCGGGCTCGGACGCCGGGATGCCCTTGATCAGGCTGCCGTTGACCAGCACCAGCTCGTGCAGCGACTTGTTGTAGTCCTTGATCAGCACCGGGGGGATCACCGATAGCAGCCCGCTATCGCCCTCGAAGCAGGTGGCGCGCAGGTCGCTGGATGTCGGGGCCGACACCAGCCACCGGGTGTTGGGGTTCTGCCATGCCCACCAGCCGAGGTTCTCGGCCGCCGCGCGCGTCTTGCCCGCGCCACGGCCCGCGACCATCAGGTGGATATTCCACCACGTGCCGGGTGGTTCGAGCTGGTGCTTGTGCGCGGCCAGCAGCCACTTGGCGCGCCAATCGAACGCGGTGCGGTGCTCGACGGGCAGCTTGGCATACTGCGCCCGCACTTTCGGGTCGCGCAGCAAGTCAGCTAGGTTGCCCATCGTGGCGCAGCAGCTCTAGGTTGGAGAGCATTGCGTCGAACGTGACGAAGTCCACGGCAATCTTCACCGGGGCATCAGGGTCGCCCGCCAGCACCGTCTTGTCGCCGTATTTGCGCGGGTTCCACTTGGCCAGCAGCTTCAGGCGCGTCTCGATCTGGTTCTTGCGCCACGCGATGCTGCCGGGGTCGTAGCGCTTGTTGCCCTGCTCGTCGAACACGGCCAGCGGCTCCGTATCCGCAAGCGCTGCGCACTCATCGGCGATGGCGTCGTGCCCCGTTTCGCGTGCGTGCGCGATGCGCGAGGCAAACTCCGCGTCCTCGCGCTCCCAGTCGTACAGCACTGTGTTGCTCGGCATGCCCTTCTGGCGGCAGAACTCACGCAGCGTCTTGCCCTGCGCAATCCACGCCACCAGATCAGTCTTGATCTGCTCCTTGTTCGCGTAGGGCGACGTGCCCTTGGGCCTGCCCACTTTCTTACCAGTTGCCATTTGTACCCCTTCAGCGCATCTTGCAGCGCGTTTGGGGCCAGTTTAGCAAAGAACGTAGGGCGTGTCCTGCGGCAGGCTCTCGAGGGCCAGCAGCTCGTCGATGGCCTTCTTCTCGGTGTGGCCCCACGCCCACGGCGCGTGGTCCTCAGGATCACCGCTGCCCAGCGTGGCGACGTGCCGCATGTAGAGGTCATTGAACTCCACGTGGATCTGGACCGGGCTCACAGTACCACCTCGGTCGATCCGCAGGTCAACACGCGGAACTCGTCGAAGGACTGCTGGAGCACGCAGTCGATGGCGGCGTCCTCGTCCTTGGCATGCACGTCCATGGTGTAGTTGTGGTTCTTGCCCTTGGTCATCACCTCGACGGTGAAGACCGGCAGGGCCAAGCCCGCGAGGATGTCGTTCAGTGCGTCGCGCAGTTGGCGGGCCTGCTCGATGGGCATCGACGTACCCACGCTGGTGACGCCGCTGTCGCGCATCGCTTGGACTGACAGCCAGACGCTGTCCTTGCCGTAGGGCTCTACGAAGAGGGTGGCCTCGTCGTTGCGGATGATGTGGGTCAGGCTTTCGTCGAATACTTTGTTCATGGTGCTCTCCGGTGTATGTGTGTTGAAGACGGTGTTATTGTAACTCGGAATTACAGTTTGTGGTGTGCTCAATTGTAAAGATTGTGTAAAGACGGGGGCCGAGGCCCCCGGTGGTTTTACGCGTACTTCTTGATGAACGCCTTGAGCTTGCGGACTTCACCGCGTGCCCACTTCTGCTGGGCGGGGCCATTCTCTCCGCGCAGGTCCTCGTTGTTCCAATGCCCGCCCAACTCGTCGTGGAACTTCTCCAGCACATACCGGGCCTCTTCAACGATCTCGGCCTGCGTGTAGTCCTCGACAGGTTTCTTGTCGTCACTGGAAATGATTTCCAACCCGTAGGCCAGTTCGTCGATGTCTAGCGCCGCCTTGAGGACTGCTTGCTTGACTGCTTGCATGATATTTTCCTTTGTGTATATGTGTTGGTCGGAATTAACCAACGCCTCTACTGTAACACGAAATTACAGTTTGTGAGGCCCCACAAGAAAAACTTTTCTATCAATGCACGCGTTTCGATAGCCTTTGCCTAATGCTATCGGCCAGCGTCTCGATGTTCACGCACTCGTCGGCCAGCCGTGCGCACGCCTCGTTCTCCAACGCCACGGCCTGCCGGGCTGCGTCGATGGCGAAGGCCATGATCTCGGCCTTGGCCTCCTCCAGCGCCTGATCGAATTCCTTCTGCGTAAACATCTGCACGGTGTTGCTGTGGCCAAGTATCTGCCGGGCCAACGGGCTCAATTCTGGTTTGCTCATGTCCTACTCCTGTGAATTGCCCATGACCCGGCCTTCCATGACCTTGTTGGCCATGCGCAGGTCCTTGTTCTCCTGCTTCAGCCGCTCCACCGTGCTGGTCAGGTACGTGATACGGGCCGATGCGCCCTCAATCCAGTCCGAGACGTCCTTGGGCATCCGGTAGGTCTGCACGCTCTCCACGGCCTCTTCTGGGGGCTTTGCCGGGGCTTTCTTCGCTGTTGCCATGCTGGCTCCTTGGTTGTGGCCCCCGCGAGGGGGCCGGGTTGGTTTACAGGTACGCGTGCTCGTGGGCCTCGACGAACTGGTCGGTGGCCTTGTCCAGCTTCAGGGCGGCCATGGTATCCGCCAGCGTCCACAGCGCCTTGTTGAGCTTCACGTTCTCGCTGACGCCGCCCACCGCGCGTGTCGTCATGCGACGGCCGGTGGCGCTACGGCCGGGCAAGCCGCCCTTGAGCATGTTCTCCTGCACGCGGTTGAACGTGGTCCACAGGTCGGCCTTGTTGTCCTGCCAGCGGTTGGCCGTCAGCATGCGGTAGGGCGTGACCGGGGCGTCGTCACCCCAGCGGGCTTGCCCTGCGGCCTTGGCAAACGCGACCTGCTCGTCGTGGTCCAACGTGATGGCCTTGTAGTCGGCGATGCGGCTGCCGATCTGCTTGGCGTCCTCCAGCACCCGGGTCGCGCCCTCAATGACGTCGTCCACGATGCGGCCGCTGTGCCGGACGCGGATGTTGTTGAACATATCGCCCGCGATCAGGCCGTTGGAGCACACGAAGCGGAACACGCCCGACATGATCTGGTAGCTGGAGCTGCCGTCGTGGCTGTTCAGCAAGATGATCTCGGGCACCTCCTCGCTGGTGGCAATCGAGCTCAGGTGACGCATGCGCACCATGTGCTTGGTGTGCTCACGCTTGTCAGCGCTGCGGGTCTTGGTCTGGCGAATCTCGTAGGGCTCGAAGCCCTCGGCCCGCAGGCCGTCGATCACTTGGATCGTCGGGATGAAAGCGTAGCGCTCACCACGGGAGTGGTGGGCGGCGTCGGCCATCACGCTGGGCGCGTGGTAAGCGATCTGGTCGTTGCTCAGGGGGCTCTGTGAGCGGAAGGTGGTCTGAGCGGAAGCGGTTGCGAAACGGATCATGATGAGGTCTTTCAAAAGATGCCCCCGAAGGGGCGAGGGGTTTAGCGGGAAGTGACTTTGACGGAAGTGATTTGGATGTTCTTGGTGTAGGCGTCGTACGCGACCTCACCGTGCTGCTGGACGAAGAATTCCTTGTCGAAGATTTTCTTGTCGACGTCTTTGGTCAGCGTGGCCTTGAAGAACGAGCCCTCCATGGACTCACCGGCCAGCTTGATCGCGTCCTTGATCGCGTCGGCTTCCTTGGTCAGGTCCGCGATCTGTGCCAGCAACATGCCCAGACGGTCCACGGAACCTTCGTTCAACTCCACCACCAACTTTGCTGCTTTTGCCATTTTTAACTCCTGTGTGTTTGTGTGTCATCGCGTTGTTGCGATGCCTGAAGTGTACCCGCTTTTTGGATGTTACAAGCGTTTATTTGTAAAATATTTCTATTGTAAATCCCACCACCATAGTTTTTGTAAATAATTACGAAATTGGCTTCAGGCTTCTGCTTCATGCTTCAACCCCTAAAGGGGTTTGAAGCGAATGAAGCAATCTGCCATGCTTCTGAAGGATTTTGAAGCAATCTTGAAGCATTGAAGCAAGCAATTTTTTGCATGTACGCAAAATATTACAAGCCACCAACGACCGGCAGGCGGACCACACCGGCGTCATTTTGGGCCAAATGCCCGGCGGCAATAACGTCCCGCAGGTCGCGTCCGACGTTGGTTTTTCGCTGGTCGCGCTTGTTCTCGTCGCCCCGTGGGTACTGTGGCCAGACCACCTCGACCACCTCGCTGAAGGTCACGCCGGACCCGGCCAGCTCAATGAGCCGCGTGGCCTCCTTGAGGATCAGCTTGTGCCGCGCCCCGCTTGGGCCCTTGGTGACGGCCACGGAGGCCCGGCTGCTGTCGGTGTAGACCACCACGCAGGTCGTCTCCATGTCGCCGTCGTCGTCCTTGCCGACCGTTACGGTCTCCAGCCTGAAGCCGTACTCGCCGCCGTCTTCGCCGCCCTTCATCTTGGTGACCGTGGCCACGCGGTCGTTGTCCGAGCGGATGATCTCCATCTCGAAGTCGGCCGCCGCCCGCAATCCCGACCATCCCCGGGCTCCCCGGGATTCGTCCTTGCCGCTGTGGTGGACCAGCACGACCATCGCGCCCGTGAGCCGGGTGATCTCGCGGCAGTAGGCCAGCACCTGACCCATGTCCTCGCCGCTGTTCTCGTTGCCGCCCGCCATCACTTGGGCCAGCGTGTCGATCACGATGACCTCGAACTTGCCCCGGGCGCGTATCTGCTTGATCACGGCCTTGACGTCCACGACCTCCATGAAGTTCGGGGCCTCGCCAATGAACTCCATGGGCAGGTCGGCCAGCGGTATGCCTTGGTGGGTGCAGTAGCCCATGACGCGCTTGCGCATGTCCTCCACGCCCTCAGCGGCGATCCAGCACACGCGGGCGGGGTTTATCTTCTTGCCACGCCACAGGGCCTGCACGGCGTTGGCGGTGTCCTTCACGGCCTGCGCGCGGGCCACGGCGGCCATCAGGTCAAACAGCCAGAACGACTTGCCCGAGCCCGACGCCCCGTAGACAACGCCCAGCGTGGCCATGGGCACCACGCCCTTGACGATCCACGACGCCTTGCGGCGCTGGGCGAACTCGGCCGCAGTCTCCAGCTTGAACCGGTCCTCGGCCTTGGCCCTAGCCTCCTCGGACTTTTTTGTCTGGGCGGCCACCTCCGGGTCGCTGCTCAGGTCTTGGAAGTCGGCCATCACCGAGTCCTTGGTGACGGCCTTGGGCTTGGCCTTCTGGCAGTGCTCGACCCACAGGTACTGCAAGGCGCGCTCGTCGTCCATGCGTCGGTGGGACAGGGCCACGTCGAACAGGGGCTGGCTGTTGGCCAGTATGGACAGGACTTGGGCGTCGCTGTAGCCCGCGCTGTAGAGCTGCACACCGGTGCGGTGCAGGGCCAGCGACCGGTCGTCGGTCTCGTCCGGGCCGTGCAGCAGGACGTCCTTGGTGGCCTCGGGTATGTCCATGTCCTCCACGTCGGGCAGCAGGACGTAAGGGACCAGCTCGGGCATCTGTATGGGGATCACGTTGGCGGTGGCCCGCCCGCGCCCGTAGCGGCTGTGCAGGGCGCTCAGGACCTCCGCCGGGGCCTCACGCATGAGCGCGGGCCTGCCAAAAAATGCGTCGCCGGTGATGGTCAGGAAGCGGGGCGCATGGCCCGCGTAAACCTCGATGCCCACGTCGTGGTTGTTCCAGTCGCTGTGGAAGGTGCCGGTGGCCAGTATGCGGATGCCCTTGCGGCTGGGACTGAACTCGGTGTAGCTGCCCACGGCGGCGATGATCTCCTGA